ACAATTTTTGAAGAGCTCAAGCCTTGTCATGGAGACCACATATGCCCACCACCTTCCGGATTCCTTACTCAATACGCATTTTCCACCCGACCAACTTGAACAGAAGATTTTATGGTTTCAATCAGTCGTCGACGGAAATCTAGCAGTTGATGTAAACGACCCGAATGGTCCATCATCGTACCTACCGTTTCAGTTCCTTTTCCGTGCGTCCCAGGATTACCTACACTCCTTCATTCTTAGTTTACCACCTTCTCCTCTTTCTTCGTGTGGTGCCGACTGTACATGTACTCGTCATTTTATTCCACTACCGGTTCCGCCACCCATACCAATACATGCGTTCATTGCGCCTCCAATTCCTTCAACAGCCAAGTACGTGTGGGAACGTGACACCAACCGAATGTCTGTTGCGCCAGGAAGTGACGTATATTTGGACAATTTTGACGTCGTTAGTTTGTTCAAGATGTCAGCCAGTATAAAGAGCGAAGCGACACCCCAACAGCGTAAGGTCCATGGAATGCGCGTTTACTTCCAACAATCCATTAAGTTACGTGCACTTGGTCTGGTTCAGTCGACTTTTTTGACTCTTCTGTCTTACCGTTGTACAACGTGTGTTAACAAGGGGTTCCGTGACCATATTTGTTTTACAACCTCCCCACTTTACGAGTGGATGTACAATATATGTAAATCATATCCTTGCTTTCCCTTCTTTTTTTCTCGCGACGGTATACAGCCAGGACTAGTCGAATCTTTATCATCACAGTTGCCATTGATGTGGGTTCAAGTTTTGGAATTAATGAATCAAGTCAGTCTCGACAACATATCGGATGTTGCATCGTCGTATTGTGGTCATGCGTGGTCAGATCGTGCGTCAATAGGCTTATTTGGTCAGATGTTTCCTCGTCGCAAGATCGTTGAAAAGATCAAGAATCACGCAATCGATATCAACACGATATACAGATTCGAGGGGCTTAATCTCAACATCAGCGGAGTCTCCAACGCAACAGTTTCAGAAGAGTATCGTCGGTCTTTCTCTGGTGAAACTGACTTCGATGGTCCAGTCGCCAAACTTCTTTATGATCACTACATCTCAACCCCAGCATCCAGTGATGAATCAGCACGATGGCGTGACATAGTATTAAATTACTTTTATGGTGCCATGCTCTATGTCACAGGACCGGTCGTGTTGTCGCTAGAGCAATCTGGAATGGGATTAATGGGTACGACGCATCTTCAAGCTGCCCCGAAAGAACAAGTGCTGATTGACGGACAATGGGTGACCATATCAAATCATTGGGCTAATCCATTTGTGACAAAGTATGTTGAGTTGATGCGAAGGGAAATGTCTACGGTGGAGCTAAATCTGGCGAATCTTGAATCTCGGTTTTTCGAATCGCAAACCACTAACTCTGCAGGCAACACTCGCGAAGCATTAGACGAGCTACGTCGCGAATATGTAGAGGAATATCCAGGTGTTGAGGGTCAGCTTCTCGCGAAAATGTCTCAGGTTCGAGCTATCGACACCATTCGTCGCGTTTCAGACACATTTACCGACGACGCGCGCTTCCTCGAAGGCATGAGACGTAATGCTATGGCCGGATCTCGTACTCAACAACAGCGACGACGACGAATTATTCAGATGGTGCTAACTGAGGATCAGGTCGGAGCTTGGGTCGTGCTTGAGATGGAAAAGGAGACGTACGAGAGGCTTGGTCATACGTCATCTGGAAAGAACGTGGGAGACATTCGCGACATGATCAATTCGCTAAACGCTACCGCATTACCGGGACTTACCATATCTGACGACGTTGCTGGCATGGATGCTACGACTCAAAAGATGCAAGAAATGCTCAATCTAGAACCAGTTATTTATGGGTACCGACCAGAAATTCGAGGATATCCAAAGTTCTTCTTGGGCAGTCGAGATGGTATTCCTGAGTCATGTCGTAGGACGTTCACCACACGGATTCTCGACGTTCGAGGAATTGAAGAGCGTAGGTTCGAAAAGCAGTATAATATGCCTCAAGTTGTGATCATTTACAGTCTTTACGCTTCACATGGTGTTACAATCCTTCGGGATGGCTATTTCTCTGACGCTGTTCGCACGAGTACCACTGTGTTTCGTTCAGGAAAGTTTTCCACATCGTCACAACACACTACCATAGGCAGTGGTGTTCTCGAATCTCTGAAGCGTGACCTCGCGAATGGCTACGTTGCACCGTATCACAACGCTCCCGATCGACCTTTGTTGAGAAAGTACGGTAGACAGCTCTCTCAGATATCCAGTGTTCTTGGTGATGATTTGCAACTTAAAGGGGTCTGTTCTGGCATCACGCAGCTGTCAGTCATTAACGCCATATGCTTTGAGTTGTGCGAGGAGTTTGAGTACAGAATGAATATGCTTGGGTTTATTTGTGAGAGATTCATGTCAGAGGTTATGTGTGAATTTCTTAAGCAGCGCGCTTACGGCAATGCTCCTCACATGTTTCCGGACAGATTGATTGCGTTCTCCTCTGAGCGTGGTGACGGAGTAGGTGCAGTGTGTCCGACTCAATATAAAAACATGGCCGCCATCATCGGTGAGTGGAATAGTCGATCTCGCAACATTGCGCACACGGCGAACACGCTTCGATGTCTCGCGATTGCGTGCTCTGGTTACTCGTTTCGGACTACAGCGAAGGGTGTCATTCATCGTGCAGTTCGCGGTCGATCAGGGTACAAAAGCGCGCGCGTCACTACCGATTGGTCTACGAAAGATCCAGGTATCTATGCTTTTGACGGATGTACGATCGTCATCACTCGTGTTAAAGAGATGACCAAAGTTGCGAAGCTTGCTGCCTTTAATGATGTTCGAGCCGTCACCATCATACTCGCTCCGTTCTGGGCAACCACCCCTCACCTAGGATGTCCCTTCCCCATGCTAACGTCGTCATCTGGTGCCTTTCCTCCGTCTGGTCCGTATACTATGCCGACAACGTCTATGATGACCCATTGGGGAACAGTTATATCACGTCACGCGTTTTCGCAAGATAACCTAGAGGCGGCATGGAACGAAGTTCAGCAGTCGTTTGCTACGCAAGGTACCTCTGCCAATCACTTCAACCCAGGATCCATGTTTGACGTGCTCGGATACACCTCAACAAAGGCGAAGCTCCCAGAAGACTATGACGTCGCCGTTCTGTTACGATGGGGTGTTGTTCATGGGTTGCGCATATCTAACATCATGCCTGATATGGTCCAACAACGTGAGAAACTGAAGATCCCGACAGTCGAACATTGGAAGCGAAGCGCCGATGCGATGCTTGACAAGAGACGTGTGGACTTAGCACGGGTTGGTAATAGTGAGTTGCTCGCCTACGGCATCAAGCTCCCGAGAGAATTGTTTTATCCGAATCGAGGAACGATGAAGGTTGAGAAGAGCATGTTCACCCTCAAGGTTACCGGTGGTGAGTTCGGAGAGTCGTGTGTGTCCTCGCTTGAAGCGTGCATTGCAGTGTCCCGAACACCGATTCGTCACTTCACTGACGTTCATGAATTCCTGCTAGCTAGTGAAGTACGCTACGTATCCACACAAACGCGCTTTGAGCTTCCAACGAGTTTTGTTGAAACGGGATACGGTCACGTCTGTCCGCCACGATCTTTGCAATCCCATGTTCTAAGTGTCGTAGGCTTGCCACGAATGTCCATGAATGACGGATCCTTATTTAGAGGCAGCGTTCATGAAGATAAAAAACTTCCGGGTGATGCGCGAACGTACGTGGCGGTTTATCGACAGGCATCTCGTGTGGGCAAACGGGCAGTAGATGCGCTACAGCATGCGATGGGGTTTTCACCAAAAGAGATGCAAGAACTCGAAAAGACTGCTACGTCAGATCTGAGTGGTGTCGAATGGTTCTCCTTTGCCTATCTGCCTCGGAACACGTTTCTGTTTTCTTCGGACTACAGAAGGGTTGAAGAGATGTGCTCGTCATTCAACACGGTTCGGCACTTGAAACACGCAGACATTCTATCTTGGTATGGAACAGCGTTGATGTTTCCGGAAAAGTACTTGACTGGATTCGGTTGGTCGGCAATTGGTTCAGGTCGCCGTGGTGTCAGACATGTAAGACTTTGAGCCGGGGTGATTCCTGATTCTTCAACGCAGAC